TGATCTATCACACTACGCCGCATCGTGGGCTTGAGCTTCTGGTCCCTGTGTGCGAGCATCTGGCTGAGGCTGGGTTTGACTTTCATCTGGACGTTTATAGCTCATTCAGCATCTATGGTTGGTCGCAACGTGACGAGCCGTATCAGCCAATCTTTGATCGCATTCGCCAGCATCCGAAGATGACGTATCATGGCTATCAGCCGAACGATGTGGTGCGTGATGCGCTGCAACGAGCGCACATCTATGCATACCCGAACATCTGGCCTGAGACGAGCGCGATTAGTGTCATCGAGGCCATGAGTGCTGGGTGTACTATTGTGTGCCCGAATCATGCTGCGCTGCCTGAGACGACTGCTGGCTTTGCTGCCATGTACCCGTTCACCGAAGATGTGAATGCACATGCCAATCGTCATGCATCTGTTCTGGCTGAGGTTCTTAATGGGTATTGGAGTGAGGGTAATCAGGCCAAGCTGAGATTTCAGAAGCTCTATACGGACAACTTCTATTCATGGCAGCTTCGCGCGCGCCAGTGGGAATCTTTCCTGGCCAATCTGGATCAAGCATGAGAAAGCTTAAGCTGCCGCTCTCCGAGACAAAGTATCTCGGAGACGAGCCTATTTGGGTGTCTGACCAGACGAGCGAAACAAGTCTGGTGTATGCATATAACTGGTATCGCGCGGCCCTAGAACCTAAGGTCGCGCGACTGGTGCTTGCTGATTACATGCAACATGCAAAACAATATACGCAAGATGATATTGAGTTGCTGGATTATATCGAGGACTGGCGATTTGATGTGACAAATCTGCCTGCACTTGGTCGCATGATCATGCGTGGGTTAATCCCAACTGCACGGCAGCAAGAGCGGCTTGACACAGAGATTCCTTTGCTTCTGCAACGTGCGCGTGAAAAGCGCGATGCTGCGCGGGAATCAGCGCGCCGACTTAAGGTAAAGATTGTGCCTGCAGCACCTAAAGACCCTGCGGGTGATGCAATGAATATGATTGAATGTGCGCTTGATACCGGCGCGCCAGTTGATGTGACTGGTATTCTTAAGATGCATCAACCACGCCCTGCTGATCTTAAGAATGATACAGAACGCATGGCGCGACTTGTTGAAGAGGTGCAACATGCATTTGATCGCACCGATGAACAATGCGTAGAGGCTTATCGTAGCTACTCCAAGAAGCAATTGCGCGACATGCTTGCACGCTATGCTGGCGTGCTGCAAGCTATCAATCTTTACTGTTCGGCTAATATCAAGCCACCAAAGGTTCGTAAGGCGCGACCCAAGTCGCCTGAGAAGCTTGTAGCCAAGCTGCGATATCTTGATCGATTTGATGAGCTTGGGCTTGTCAGCATCGACCCGAAGGATATCATTGGCGCAACTGAGGTGCTGATCTATCACCCAGCGCGGCGATATGTCTATAGGTATGTTGCACCTCTTGGGTCAAAGCTATCTGTTCGCCGTAGTATGATTGACGGTTATGACCCGAAGCTATCATTCAGAAAGAAGCTGCGTTTGCCAGACGATACGCTAAAGCGTCTGCTATCTGGTGGCATCAAGTCTGTGGCAAAGACGTTTGAAGCCATCAAGACTAAGCCAGCAGAAGCCAACGGCACAGTCAATGCGCAGATGTTAATCCTGCGCGTCGGCAAGTAGCCATTGACATCATGCCATCAATCTGGTACTATACATATAATATGGAGAAGGATTGATAAACATGATTCTGGTTGATCTAAACCAGGTGATGATCAGTAATTTGATGGTGCACCTGGTACACAATAAGCAAGTGGTAGATGAAAACCTCATCCGCCACATGGTTCTCAATAGCCTGCGCAGCTATCGGCAGAAGTTTTCGCATCAGTTTGGTGATCTTGTCATCTGTTGCGATGACAAGCGGTATTGGCGTCGTGAAGTGTTTCCACACTACAAGGCCAATCGCAAGAAGGACCGCGATGCATCTAACATTGACTGGCCGACGCTGTTCGAGGCGATGGCTAAGATCAAGGACGAACTGCGCGAGCATATGCCTTACAAGGTTATTCAGGTAAATCGCGCAGAGGCCGACGATGTTATCGCTGCGCTCTGTCACTATCATGGGCGCTTTATCAATAGCGATGCCAACGAAAAGATTCTGATTCTTTCTGGCGACAAAGACTTCGCACAACTCCAGAAGTATGCGAATGTGCACCAGTATGCGCCGGTGCAGAAGAAGATGATCCCGATTGACAACCCTGAGCGATTCCGACGCGAGCATATCATGTCTGGCGACCGTAGTGACGGCGTGCCTAACTTTCTGACAGAAGATGATGCGCTTGTCTCTGGTCGTCGTCAGCGCCCTCTGCCGCGCGCTAAGATTGATGAGTGGTGCAAGATGGAGCCTGATCAGTTTTGCGATGATGCGATGATGCGTGGTTATCGTCGCAATCAGATGCTTGTCGATCTTGACATGGTGCCTGAAGATATTCAGAAGGATGTCATCAATACCTTTGAGACTGCAACACCTGCGTCCAGAACCGCGATGATGCCGTATTTTATGGCGAAGCGTCTGCGCCAGCTTACAGACAGTATCAGTGACTTCTAAAGGAGGAAAGATTAATGCCGACTAAGAGCCTCGCTCAAATCGTGAGTGAGATTGAGAAACAAAAGACCAAGGCCGGGCAGGTCAAGGTCATTCTTGAAAATGACAGCGAGGCGCTGCGTATGGTATTTGAATTCACGCATGACCCATTTCTGCAATGGCTTGTGCCTGACACTGACCCGCCGTATAAGCCTCTCGATGATAGCCTTGATCAGGAAGGACGCTTTCATAAGGAAATCAAGAGGCTTGTGTATTTTACCAATACACCTGATGGTCTAGCCACAAACCGCATGAGGCGCGAGCAGCTATTTGTTCAGCTACTTGAGATGATTGATCCTGCCGATGCAAAGCTGCTGCTGCGTATGCGTCGCAAGGATATCAAGGTGATGGTGGGTGCGATCAAGGAAGCTTATCCGAAGATGACGGGGCACTGGAAGTGAACTATAATGACGTTGCCATCATTGTCGGCAATGGTACGTCGCGTAAGGTCATGGACCTTGCCGCGATGGTTCGCACTATGGGTGATAAGCGCCCGCGTATCTACGGCTGCAATGCGCTTTACCGTGAATACGAATCGGCTGGGTATATCGTACCTGACTATCTTGTGGCCATCGATGATGGCATCATCACGGAGATTGAGTCCAGCAGCTTTCCAGCAAAGCGCGTGGTGGTACCACCTGACGATGAGCGATGGGAGCCACAAGAGCTTCACATGACATCTGGTAGGCCGCGCGGCAATGCTGGTATGGCTGCTATGCTTGCAGCAATTCGCGCTGGCGCAAAGACTCTACTGTGCGTCGGGTTCGATTCATTCTTGCAGGATGCGAAGCAGTCGGTGAGCAATCTGTATGACGGCACAGCAAACTATGGTCCAGAGACGCGCGCCAACGTAGCAGACAACTTCGGTCGTGTGCGATATATGGCTTGGGTTGCTAGAACGAACCCAGACATTGACTTCGTGTTTGTTTACCCAGAAGGTATGAGTGCAGTGCCGATGGGTGAGACTAATATATTTCAATCAACATTTAATAATCTGATGGAGAGCGGTGCATAATGCGTGTTCATGTTAGAGGTCGAATGGGTGTTCAGCTTCTGCAGGCATTCGTTGGTATCGGTCGTCTAGGTGAAGATGAGCGCCCTGTTGTCGTTGTCAATAGCGGCGGTGACGTTCCTGGTGCAAAGACATCTCAGCTTCATTGGGTAACTGACCCTCAGTGTGAGGTGCGCGAAGATCATGAAGGTATGCGAAAGACTCCATACTGGCATGGAGGCGCAGCAGCTACAGCGTTTCGTGGGCGTGAGAATACGATGCGTTGGCTTCCGCTGCTTGAACACGCAGAGAACAAGCCAAACAATCTGATCATTGTGCATATGCGCGGTGGTGACAAGCCTGTAGCCACAATTGAAGCCTACAAACGATTCGTAGCTCATGTGCGCGAGCAGCATCCGAATGGTAGCATCGCGCTAATGAGTGATGATGTCGCAATGCTAGATGAAATTGATTCGAATAGGACTATACATCTTGTGGGTGAGCCTGATGAAGATTGGTTTGCCATTCTGAATGCGAAGCATGTGTATTGTGCAACGTCATCCTTTGTGACAAGCACGCTGCTTTATAACCCGCAGAAGAAGGTGACAGTCATGCCGCGCGCATGGTGCGATGGTACATATGGTGCTATCGATGATGATTATCGTTTTCTAGAGGAGGCACAAATGTTCTGCCCTAACCTGGAGATCATGTCATGAGAATCGGGCATTTCGATTCTTGGAATGAGCGCGACAATATCATGTCGGTTGGTGCGTTTGAAAGGCGCACCAAGGTTGTCGATCTAGCGCATACTGTTGCAATTCCAAATGAGCCGAGTGATATGTGGCGCTTCGCACGCGATGCGCTTCTGGAGTTTGGTTGCACTGTGCATGAGGTCGCACAGCTTATGAGCAATATAAAGGACATTCGACAGCTTCAACGCTGTGAGGACCTAGATCCGGATGTGCATGTGCTGCGCGCATTCTTGGGTCGCTGCGCGCATCGTGGGCGACTGCATCTGCATGGTGATCCTGCATATCGTCCTGCAGTTGAGGAATGCATCAAGACTGGGATTGTCTGTCTCGGACCAGATGAGATTGGTCTGACACAGACACAGATTGATGCGTTAGAGCGAGAGCTTGCATCGCCGCGTGGTGGTCTGTCAAAGAATCATGCCAATCTGATTAGCGCGAACCAGAATGAGTTTCGCGTGAGCGCAGACCTTCTAGCCATGCTACTGCCTATGCTCTCACAGATCACAGGGTATAGCGCACAGACAATTGCGGGTGAGCTGGATCGCACAGCTTTCTCGCAGCGCGTCGTCAATGGCCCTGAGGACAATGACGTACAGAAGGTGATGCACCAAGACACTTGGCACGATGCGTGGAAGCTGTGGTACTTCCCTCGCGCTGTGCGTCTCGGTGAAGGTCCCTTCCGCTTTGCGCGAAACAGTCATGGGCTATCGGCTGCACGTCTGCGCCTGACGCGAGAGTTTGCGACACAAGGCAAGACATGGGAGCCGTGGCGTTCTTATGGACACGATGAAGGCTCTTGGCGCGCGAGCGATGCTGAGCTAGCAACAATGGGCTGCGAAGCTGCCGATGTTGTCTGCGCGCCTGGCACTCTGGTGATTGCAAATGTCTATGGCTTCCATGCTCGCGGTGAAGCTAATGAGACGCGCGAGCGTATCGCGCTACATGCCAGCATTCGCCTGAACCCCTGGACCATCTAGCCTTTGACATAGAGCCTTCTATCTGATATTATACTCAGGTAGGAGGCTTTCATGTCAAACGACGCAAACACCACAATTATTTCTATCTCTAACCCGCCAGGCACTGGCTGGGAAGATATCTTCGTGAGCAGCACTAGCTCAATTGGCCCTTACGTTGCAAATCCAATTCAGACATCATCGATGGTGCTCTTGATTGAGACATTCAAGTATGATGCTGCCTCAGCAACGATGTTTGGATATATTCCAGACTATCGGCCTTTTGAGGGTCAGCCTGTGTCATACCCAACCAATGTGGAATTGATGCGCGCGGGCGACAATCATGTTCGCTTGATTGGTAATTCTATTGTTCATTCGTCTGTTGATGTTCAATTGGGCGAAGAGTTTGCGATGTATTATGATGGCAAGCAGTCTGTGTACATTCGTCTGTACCCGACACAAAAGCTGCGTGACTTCTGGTTTGCAATCTATAGAACCAAGAAGCAATTCTAATGATTACGATTGAGGGCCAGATCGTGGATGACCCAGAACCTCTTACCGTCGCATCGATACCAACAATCGACACCAGAGATTGTCTGTATGATGCTGTTACGAAATCGATGTATGGATATTATCACATCTTAACGTGTCAGCATCTTG